GAAGTATTTGATAAATTTAATGACTGGAGAAGCGAAATGATCGCAAGAACAGAGACGAATCGTATTTCAAATTCAGCTCAATTATTAGGTTACAAGGAGAGTGGTTTAGAAGGTAAAAAGGTTTGGAGTTCAGCAATGGATAATAGAACTTCTGATATATGTCAAAGACTTAATGGTCAAGAACAAGAACTTGATGATCCTTTCATTGATCCAGTAACTCGTAAGGAATTTCAACATCCTCCCGCTTTACCGAATTGTAGGAGTACTATATTCTTCCGACCTAAATAATGTGGTACAACTATATTTATAAATAATGTAGTTCAGTTATGGTATATGCCTAATATTAAAACCGGAAGAGATATATTTTGTAAAACCTGTAATAAAAAGTTCTATGTTGCTCTTTTCAATCTAAAGAAAAATAAAAAGTACTGTTCTTGGAAATGTTATCAGAAAGATAATATTCCTTGGAACAAAGGATTAACTAAGAAAGATGATCCAAGATTAATGTCTGTTTCTAAGAAGTCCTCTGAACAAATGTATAGAGAATATGCTGATGGAACTAGAGATAAAAATGAAATAGTAAAGAAAGCCCATGAGGCGGTTAGAGAAAAAAGTTTAGAGAGATTTAAGACAAATCCCAACAGAATGATTAGTAAAAGGGGATATTGGATGATCTATGTTCCTTTGCGAGGATGGGTTAAAGAACACCACTATATTTGGGAGCAGGCTGGAAGAATTATTCCAGAAGGCCATCATTTACACCATATTAATGGGGACAAATTAGACAATCGTTTAGTTAATTTACAATTATTAACAAGTTCTGAACACAGAAAGAAGCATCCCATTGAGCGTAATGAATTAGGTAGATTCAAATCTAGATAATTTAAGTTGAATTTAAAAGTATCAATTCATTTCCTATTTCTGATGGATGTAAAAAAAGCTACTCAAGAGGGTTATAGAACTGAACTTTTTATGCCACTTATGAAGGGTAAAGAAGGCAAATATATGGCCGTTTTGTCTGATAATTCTACTGATAGAGATGACGAAAAGTTATCTAAAGGCTGTGTTGAAAAGCTTGGTCAGGACAATGGTTATGTTGCTGCTCTGTGCAATCACACTAATGATGTATTCATGTTAGTTGCAGAATGGACCAACCGAGGAATTAGAGAAGTTGATGGTTATACTGCTCTGATAGCAGAACCAAAATTCTATTTATCAAATCCTAGAGCACAGGAAATTAAAGGAATGTTAGATGAAGGTGCAAAAATTGGTGTATCTATCGGCGCTATTGTTAAAGATTATGATGAAGTAGATGGAATGCGAGTATTTACAGAATTGGAATTGTTAGAAGCAAGTTTTGTTGCAATTCCAAGCAATAAACATGGTCGTGCCATGGCTGTTGCAAAGAGTTTCAATAACAAAAAAACGGAGGAGAAGATGGAAAAAGAATTTACTAAGAAGGATCTTGATTCTGCAATTGAAAAGAAAACTGAAGAGTTAAATGTAGATTTCAAAAAGCAATTAGAATCAAAAGAAGTTGAAATTACTAAACTTAAGAAAGACGCTGAAGAAGCGACTGAAGCTAAAGAAGAAGCTGAAACTAAGACTGAGGAAGCAGAAGCTAAGGTGGAAGAAGCAGAGACTAAAACTGAAGAAGCTGAAGCTAAAGTCGAAGAGTCTGAAAAGAAGCTGAAAGAAACTAACAAAACAGCGTTAGAAAAACAAAAATTTGCTGATGAAGGAACTGATGCAGACAAAGCTATTGACATCGAAAAAGAACTGAAAGATGGCAAATTACCTATAATGAAAGGTTAGGAGGAAAAAATGGAAACTATGTTTAAAGATTATGAAGAAGGTTTCAGTATTGAAAAGTGTCGATCTCGATTTGATGCTGGAAATATTGAAAGAGACTCTTTTGGTGGTTTTTCTAAAGAGTATTACAACCCACACAAAGGAGTAGATAACAGAACTGCTATTGCAAGGAAAACTTATGAATTGAATAAAGCATCAATCGATTCTCAAACAGGTGGTGCTGGAACTGCGGGAACTGCATTAGTACCGGTATACCCAGATCCAAACATTGTAAATAGAACTATCAAAATGACTCCTCTTAGGAATATGACCTCAAGAAGGGCAATGCGTGGTTTGACTTACGATTATATTCCACTAACTGCTAAAGGTGGCGCATATTGGGCTGCAGAAAACGGTGCTTTGACTGAAGTTACTGATACTTATGATAGAATAAGTGTAGCAGTAAAGTTCTTGTATGCTAAAGGATTAATTTCCGGACCAGCAATTGCAGGAATGAGAGGTTTTATAGATCCTACTCAGTTAGACCTTGGAGTTAAAACTGATTCTATTTATGAAGCTGAAGAAGATGCGTTAATTAACGGCGATGCAACTACGAGTCCTTTAGAACCTAGTGGTATGATCAAGTTAATTACAACCAATACAACTAACCGTGCTGGCGGACTTCCAACATTACCATTAATTAGAGCTGAATTGGCAACAACTTTCAATGCGAAAGGATTCCCAACTCTTGCTATAACTGATGCAACAACTCATAACTATGTTAAGGGTTTGTTAATAGATCTGCAAAGAAATGTGGAAAGACCTTCTGCTGGAACTCCTGAATTCGGTATAATTGATGCTTTTAAATTTGATCAATTAACTTTTGTAAAAGACATCTTTATGCCAACTGGTGCAAGTGCAAAAAGAATTTTGTTCTTGGATATGAGATATATTTTCTTCGCAGTGTTACAAGACTTAACTTACGAAGAGAAGTACACTGACCAAGACGGTTTTGTCTATATGTTAAAAGAATATCTTACCGTTGTGAACACTTTTGAAGCAGCAAGTTCACAGATGTATGGTATTGCATAAGGAGGTAAAAAAAGATGACAGCAGTAGTTGAAACTTTTAGAAAAGAAGCCGTAGTTGGCGATTTGAAATTTATCACCATCCAAGGTGATGCAACAACCGCTACCGGTTTCACAATCGATCTGGCGACTGATGCGGCTGATGGAAAAGGTGTAGTTATGACTCAGATTTTGAACACTTTGGTACAAGATGATGCAGGGGCAGATAAAGATGGTACTTTTGACCCGGCAACAGGAATTTACACTCTTGGAACCATTACAACTGGTATTCATAACATAACTTTTATTGGTTACTAAACCAATATATTTTTTATTTTTTTTTAAATCGATGACTGTATCAAGTGGCCTGAGACCGCTTGGTGAAAGCACTTTGCGAAATGCAAAGGGGCAAACTACTCTCAGGGAGAATGAAAAATGGGAAATGGTTTTAGAACAACTCCGGCTGGTGGTGTAGCTGCACCTCCATACACAAACGGACCTTATACATTTAGCGAAGACATTACTTTTGAAGGAGATCTTACTGTTGAAGGAGATTTTACATTTGGAGATGCTACTACTGATACTTTAACTGTTGAAGGTGCTGCACAATTCAATACAGATGTAACTATGACTTTTGCAGGAACTGAAAATCTTAATATTGTTAATACTACACTAGGAAGCGGTACTAAAGGAATTTATGTAGAAATGGAACCTGGTTCTGCAACTGCTGGATCACGACAAGGTGCTCTTCACATTGAAATGGGAAGAAGTGTTGTAATGACTGCAAGTGATGGAAATCCAGATACTGCATTAAAAATAACTAATTCTGATTGGTCAGATGCTGGAAGTGGATATGCCCGAATTAGAGGGATGGACATTAAAGCACAGAATGATGGTGATAATGGAAATAGTTCTGTAACAATTAATACAATTTATGCTACTGCTGAATGTGCAACTGGTATGGCTAATAGTGGAACTATGACTGTAGCACAATTCAATATGAAGAATAATGGAACTATTACTGGAGAAAGTACAGGTATTATAATTAATGACGAAAGTCAAGGTACTGTTACTGGCGATACTATTGCTTTGAGGATTGGTTCAAGTGCTTATGCTATTACTAGAGAACACGCAATTGAAATCGGCTCTGGTGGTGGAAGTTGGACTAATATAATACATTTCACTGATGATGATCATACAAACCTTATGAAATTTGATGTTGTTTCTGGGTGTATAAGTGTCGATGCCGGTGCAACTGGTGCAAATTCAACTCATAAGATTAAAGTTGATGTGAATGGAACAGCAGCCTATATAGCATTGTTTGCAGACTATTAAATTTTTATTTTTTTAATTTTTTAAACTTCAAATAAATAATGGTGATAAATATGAAACTGAAAATATTAGAAAGATTGTTGATGTTGGACATTTTGCCAAAGGAAGGTAGTTTTGTCACCCTTAAAATAGTGAGAAAGTTAAGAGAAAAGGTTTCATTCACAGAGAAAGAAATTAAAGATTTTGAAATAACACAGAACGAAAAAAATGTCTCATGGAATATTAAAATAGACAGCGAGATTGAGAAAGAATTTTCTGACATGGAAACTGACATGATCAAGGAAAAACTCAAAAGATTAGATGATGAAAAAAAGTTAGAAGAAAAACACTTTACACTTTATGAGAAATTCATTGGAGGTTAAAAACAATGCCAACAATCAAAGGACCAGTTAAATTAGGAAAGAATATGGACGATGCAAGTAGAAAAAAGTTATCTCCATACTTATCATTCAACAAAGAAAAAAGTAAAGAAGCCAAGAAAAATGAGTGATATCGAAAAACTTAAAACAGCAAGGGACAAGGTTGCAGAAGTCTATGAGAGTCAGGCAACTGATGATTTGGTAGATAATGGTAACCTTTCAAGTCTTAACAACACATTGTTAAACATAAATATTGCAATTAAAAGTATAGAAAAACAAAATTAAGAGACTGAAATACATGACGGAACGGTCATAAAAAAAGCATGAGGTAAAAAATATGGCAACAGAACCATTCGCAAATGTACAAGGAGAAGGAGTAGCTAAGAATACAGCAAATGCTCTTATGAACAATTTATGGCCACAATATAAGTCTTTAGAAACAACCGTGGCATTCACAAACGGAGCCAATGAAAATGGCGATTTCAACGGAACAGGAAATCCATCAACATTATTAACAGTTACTGGAACTGTTGAATTAGTAGTCATTGCTGTAGCTACGGTCAATTTTGCTGGAGGTTCTGCAACTTTAGAGTTAGGAACTGCCGTAAATACTGCTGGAGTTATTGCTCAAACAACTGCAACTGACATTGATGCTGGAAATATTTGGCATGATACAAGTCCAGATTCAACTCTTGAAGCTTCAACAGTTATCACAAGAAAAATAGTAAATGCAGATGTGATTTTTACTGTTGCTACTGCAGATATAAGCGCAGGAACATTAAAATTAATGGTATTTTGGAACCCAATAAGCAGTGATGGGAATGTAGAGTTAGCTTAGAATGAGTGACAATAAAGGTGATGAAGCATTTATTGAGGTAACTCGATTAATGATTTACAGAAAGTTAGAACTTATTGAAAACAAAGTAATTGAAACAAATGGAAAAGTTAAAACAAATAGGTGGATTAGCTCTACTGCATTGGGAATATGCTTATTAATTGTTGGAGTATTATTAAAATATGGGGTATAAAAATGAAACTCAAAAATGTATCAGACAAAGTTAAAAATTTCAAATTAAAAGAAGGTTGGATCTCTCTTCAACCGGGAGAATCTATTGATTTACCTGTTGGCGTATTGGACGCTGAA